AACTTATTTTTCTTTCCAAATCTGAAATATGCCGAACAAACATCTGCTGCTCATCCGTCATGTCTTCCAATGTGTATTCTTTGTCATCAATCGTGATTGGCGTTGCTTTTTTATCTGCCATCATATTGCTCCTTCTAAGTTAAAGTTTATCCTTCTAACGCCGCAACGCGAGTTTCCAACGCCTCAATTTTGGCTATTGCTTCTTGCAGTGCAGCCGTTAGCAATGGCACAAGTTTGGATTGATCAATCCCCTGATAATCAGGAACGCTTCTAGTTCCCATAACTGCGGCTGTTGTTTCACGCCATAGCTGACCCTCTTCTAAAGTCTCAGGCTTCTCAACATTGCTGCTATGAATAACTTCATCAACCGCCGCTGATACCTCGTTGCCTTCTTCATCAACCACAGCGTCTACCGCTGGAGTATATATATCACCTGTTGCAGCCGATACTTCATACTCCTCATCACGCATACCGTCTTGTGTGCCATGAACAGCTTCAGGTACGACTGCTTGCGCTTCGTGTGCTAAAAAGCCATCAACGGTTGGCATATCACTATCGCCAATAAAGTTGAAACGCTTAACTTGTAATTGCTGCAAACGATCAATCGCCCCAGTCAAATCAACAATGTTTTCTTTTAGGCGATAGTCTGATGTAGTGTTATACGCTGTGCTAGATGTGCCAACAACAATAGAACCCCTGTTAGTTCCGCCATTTTCAAAATACAGAGCATTGAAAGACGCATTTGACTGGTTGTTGATTAAGATTGCAGTGCCACTAGCATAGCTATTTTCCAGTCGCATTGAAGATAAGCTAGAGCTACCAGCTATTTGTAAATATGAATCAGAAACACCCGATGTTTTGCCAATAAGCACATTACCGCTGCTGTCGACGCGCATACGTTCTGTGTTGTTTGTAGCAAACGTTAATGAATGATTACTTATAGAGCGAAGAGATACAACATTACTACCATCATCAGCAAAAATACGCCCTTCTACTGTGCTTCCTAAAAAATTAAAAATAGCACCATTAGTTGCATTATATAAATCAAGAGTTGTATAACCAGTGTTATTAGTAGGTGATTTCCCAATCCCGACATTACCGCTACTGTCGATGCGCATCTTTTCGCTAGAAGATGGGGAGAACGTAATATAAGAAGACCCCGCAGTTGACCCAATGTCAGTGCGGTTTGCATTAGAGCTATCAGCATCTGGGTAGCTTCTTATGTGAAAATTATTTCCAACTGCATCTAACCGTAATTCTGCATTTGCACCAGATGTTGCGCTGTCATTTTCAACCATCAAGGAGCTAATAACCCCTGATGAGTTGCTTTTTACATGAACCTTATGACTAGGCGAACTCGTCCCAATCCCGACATTACCGCTGCTGTCGATACGCATGCGCTCGCCAGAGGTGCCATCCTCTGTTGTATGAAACGTAAGGTGAGCATCTTGCGTCGACGCTGTTGTATTCCAACTACTACTTCCATCAGCAACAATCTTAGCCATTTGCGCAACGGCACCACCAGTAAGCTGTGATGTAAACTGAATGCCTGTACCATAGCCACCTACTGCACCTTCTAGGTTTAACTGCGCACCAGCAACAGACGCATTGCCGTTTTTAACGTGCAACTCACTGTCAGGCGAACTCGTCCCAATCCCAATCCGATCATTCGTTGTATCTATGTGAAACGGAGAGCCATCACCCAGCAGCGTGTCAATGCTGTCTAGATTAGTATTAATCTTAGTACCCCAAGTATCTTCAGACGCGCCGACTTCTGGCTTCGTCAAGCTAAAATTTGTTGTCGTTGTATCTGCCATTTTTCTACTCCAATCAGGCGTCTATATTATGCCGCTTCAGTCCAGTTCGTTGCAGGCGGTGTTGGCGCATCTTGCCATATACTGGGCAAACTTTCAATTACTACCTCTTCCCACTCATCTACAGCAGCAACAGGCTCTTCCCACTTTTCTCTACCATTTGCCACAATTGAGCAAGCAGGTGAAGACAATGCGCTTACATTCCTTACACGCGCAATCGTTGCCGTACCAGACAACGCCAAGCTAATCTGTGGCGTAAACTGATAAATCGCTTCTGCATTCGCCGCCACACTCAAGCTAGGTAATGGATTAGCATCACCCTCTCTCACTCGCGTTGCAGCCGCCGTACCAGATGCAGCACAGCTAACTGTCGCGCTACCCTGCTTTATTTCCTCCGCAGAGGCTGTGGCAGATGCCGCGCAACTAGCAGTAGCTGCGCCAGCCTTAACTGCCACGCAAGATGCCGTAACAGAAGCAGCAGGGCTAGCCGCAGCGCTGCCCTCACGAACACGAACACTGCTAGAGACTGTGCTAGATGATGTGGCAACAATAGATGCCGCTATTCTTACCCTTACCCCAGCAGATGCTGTTGTGCTGACTGTTACAGCAGTGCCAATAGCCTCAGTGATTGTGCCATCAACACCAAAAGCCCTCGTACCGTATGTACCAGTGCCAAATCCAGTGCGGTAAGTTACGTCAGGCATTATGCCTCCTTAGCAAATACACCATGATAAACTTTTTCTGCCGCTAATCTAGAAGCAGCAGCCTCTTCAAGAGTTTCAAATCTACCCAAGTGCTTTCTTTTCTTATCTATATCAATATAGACATACCACATATTTCTTTTTTTGTCATAAGAAACGCCTTTTATTCCGCTTGTGCTATCAGACCTAACTTTCTGGTTCGCCATATTTTCTGATGGAGTAGCTTCCCTCAGATTAGACCATTTATTGTTAAGGCCATCTCCATCAATATGATCTATATACTTTTCAGGCCAACTTCCTGTTTGCATTAACCAAATTATTCTATGAGCCTTATAGCGATCCCCTAAAATAACCACATTCCGATAACTAGAATAATAACCCTTTTGACATTTAGATAACGTTCCAGCCTCTTTACCTTGAGGTGTAGCATTAGTTTGAACTCGCCAAGTTAACTTGCCAGTTTCAGGTTCATATTTAAATAAAGCATGTGCCAATTTATAATCAATCATGTATCCACTCCAATTTTGTAGTGGATACATATTCATGCTATGCCAAGGTTATGTCAAGGTCAGATGCTGGGACTCGAAAAACATCCCCTGTATCAATTGCCTTGCTTGCTGTTAAAGCTGCGTAAGCTATCATATTACCGCCAGTTGATGCATCAAACACAGCAACATGACTAACTGTGCCAAATGACGCTGTAGCCGTAGGAAACTCAATCGCCGCAGAGTTTGACGCTGTATCGCCAGAAACCGTAAACGTAGCTGACTGTCTCGCATAGGCTGTGCCAGATGTGCTAACCTCAGTGCCGCTTGCATCGTCAGCAGGATTAGATGTGAACAACGCTAAATACCACGCTGTCGGGCGTGTTACAGATGTTGTAGTAAACACATAATTTAACACATGTGTTTCAAAGGTGTCCGAAAAGCTCATTATGAATAACTCCTAATTCTCATGCGGCGGCCTGAACCACCTGTTTTTGATCTCTCGCCTTCTAAGTTTATAGCATTAATTGCCGCCTGATACAAAGACCCCCAAACCTGCAATCTTGTATCATCCTTTAAATACGGCGCTGAATGCATTAACGCCCCATATAAATAAGCATTCGGAAAGTATTCTAAAACCCAGTTTGATGTGTTTGACGCGCTCAACGCATCAATACGAGAAAAATAATATAGCTCAGTTGTATATGTGCCATCTGGCGTGGGATAAACTTCTATCTCACCAGCCGTAATTGCATAAAACGCAGGCTTGCCAGACGCATCGCCAGACTTATAACGCCGATCCAACATCTCAGCTTTGCTAATCAACTCCAATGAACGAAAGTCGCCAGAGCTAATGTGAAAGCTAATCACCTCAAGAAAGTCAGCAGGAATAGCACTAAACTGACTATCAATCGGCGCAATCGCACGCTCCTCCTGACGCCAATGCCGCAAGTTCATATTTAAATCACTCTCAGCCATCGTAATAAAATCAGGTATGACTGATGTTAAATCATCGCGGTTCAGAAAATCCGCAATGCTTGATTTTAGTTCGTCATAGGTTGTAAGTGCCATTAATCGAGTAATCCTCTTTTTCGCAAATAGTCTTCAATGCGTTGTGCTTGATTTTCTGATACACCAGATTGAGCTAAAATACCACTGATAGGTGATGCGTTGGCTGCTGTAAGGTTTGAATTATTTAAAATAGAAGATACGTCACTTAAAGTTTCACCAGCTTTTAAACTGCTTACAATTTGTTCATTAGACGGAAATTCTGCTGTATCTAAAGGAAATTTTTCAGAAACATTAGGGTCTAAACGAGATTGAACATTTCTAGCTTCTACTTCTCCAGACTCTCTAAGATATGCCTGCATTGCGTCTAAATTTTGAACTTCTTTTGACCTATTTGCGAGCTTCATATATTCAAAAGCTCCTGGTCTATATTTTGCTAATTTTCTTTCAAATCTTCTTACTGCATTATTTATATCTTTTTCTGTGCTATATCTAGGCTGTTTTATTAAGTTTTCATATTCAAGACGATCTAGCTCATTCATATTTTCTAAGTCAAAATCTCTTAATTGTGCAGCCGCAGATGCAATCCAATTATCTCTGTCTCTTCCTGGCTTTTTAGGCATAGGACCTAAATTTGATCTTATTCTGTCGCCATATCTATACCACTCACCTAACCTATGTATATCTGATGGTTTAGCTCTACCATCAAAAGCTTTTTGAACAATGTTGTTAAGTTTGTTTATATATTGAGCCTTATATAAAGGACGAAGCTGATTAATTTGAAAATTATAAGATTGATTTTGATAATATAAATTTCTTGCTTGAGGAGATGATAAAATATTGTCTGCAAATCTTTTTGCTTGAAATTTTGAATAATCTTCAAAAGGACTTGAGCCTGCACTAAAGCCTTCATTTTTTTGCAAAGCATGTTGAATTTCGTGCAATAATGTTGAGCGCATTTGTTCTGGTTCATCAATCCCCAAAGTAATCTTCATTTCTGAAGGAGAAAAAGACCCTCTTACTCCTAAGTCCATGTCTGCTTTATTTTTAAAGGTAACTGGCATCTCTCTTAATGATGGATACAAACTATATAAATCTGGATGATTTAAATATTCTTCTAGTTTTAATGTTGTTCCTCCTGGCACTGCATCCATTACCGTTGAAGACTTATCATCAACTTCAAATCTTAGTTTACCATCCACACCTTTAAAAACACCAGTTTGATTGTAAACTTCCCTATTGCTTAATCCTTGCTCAAATAACTCTTCAGCTTTTGCTATTTTAGCTCTTTGACCATAGCCTGCACCGTATGCTCTTTTTCCTGCAAAAACTCTTGCTGTAGTAGGATCGTATGTTAATGCGTCTTTACCAGCAAATAGTCCTCCCAAACCCATAGCCGTACCAGCAGTTTCCATTGCTGCCGTATTCATATCACTAGCAGGAATGCGTCCTTGAGCAGCTAGAGAAGGGTTTTCAACGCCTCTAATACTGCTTGTCAATATGTCAATAATACCTTGTGGAACAGCAAATTGTGCTTCTCCTGATTTTAATGCATCAAATAAACTCATGCCTTGAGGAACAGAGGCAGGAAGAATATTTGTTCTTCTCCTTCCCTCTGTAGGCGCAAGTAAACCAGAAATTCGTCCAGATAAAGTATTCGCATCATTATATTGACGCATTAAATTATTAATTTCTTCAGGCGTGCGATACTGTCTTTCTTCTGCAAGAAAATTATTAAATTCACTTGGAGAAAGATCAAAAATGTTCAACTTAACAATCCCACGCCTTACGAGACCAGTAATTAGCCGACAGTTTGCTTGACTTTCCCTTAATGCCGCCAGATCGAGCGCAATACGACTTCTTACGCTTTGGCTGGTCTTTCTTTATGCTCATCTTGGGATCGCCAAAATTTATTTTCTTTACCTGATCGCCTTCAACTGCCAAGACTTCAAACTTCTTAGGACCACCACGGCGAGGCTTATTAATAGCCGTAAACCCATGCCTCTTTTTTGCCGCAGCAATCTTTTCTGCTCTGCTTCTTGCCATTACTTCTTTTTCTTCTTCTTAGCTTTAGCCTTCGCAACCGCTTTTAAATCAGCGCCTGTAATCTTTCTACGATCCCCAGCCATCGCCGCCAACTTCTTCTGCTTTGGACTATACTTGGAATATGGCATTACTTTTTCTTCTTCTTTGCAGTTTTAGCAGCTTGCTTAAATGCTTTGGCAGTCGGCGCACCTTTGCTGCCAGGCTTTCGCATTTTCTCACCAGAACCAGCTTTAATTCTTTTACGCTTTGCTTGAATGTTTGCATATAATCCAGGTCTCTTAGCCATTACTTCATCCTAATTTTTAACTTGCAGCGCCCTGCACGCATGCACTCTTTAGGGCTTGGGCAATCCTTACAAGGCTTAAACTTCTTATCTTGCATTTTTTGATCTCGCTTTTTTCTTAGCTGTGGCGCTTAAATCACCAAAATGATACAGTCTTTTGCTAGTTTTACCGTGGGTCTTTCCAGAATGAACCTGACCATTTGGCATCTTATGCATGCCACCTTTATGCTCAGTGCCATCCCGAAAGTAATGCTTAACACCCTTTACCATTATTTTTTCTTACCGCCCTTTTTCTTGCCGTACTTCATGCTAAACTCCTTTTTTGCAAACCTAACACATTATGCGATACCACGCAAATTCCTTCTCAACTCGCCACGCCACGAAGACATAGCACCAGACAAAGCCGTTGCAGCGTCGCTCGCCATCGTCAAACATAAAGCATCCGCCAAATCAGGAGACTGTAAACCACGCTTACGCATCTCATCCTTACTCTCAGCCTTCATCTTGCCTGACGATGTAAAACTATAGCGAATACCCGTTAACTCAGCCAGCAACTGATCGTCCTTCGGTAACTTGCAAGAACGATCCTCAAACCAAGCTTTCGTCTTAAACCAAAGCTCGCTCCGCAAATTTAAATATGTGCCACCCATACTTGGCGCTTCTGCAACATTAATACCACGCACTGGTAAGCCCAACTCGCGCAGCCTATCAACCACGCCAGAGCCAATCCCAATGCTATCCACAAGTATCTCTCTAGGCTGCTTAGACGGTGCTAAAGCCTCATATTCAGCCACAACCCTGCCCACAGTCTGCATCAAATCTAACCCAGACCAAGACCTAATCTCAGTTACAACAGACCCCTGACGCTTACACAACGCCGTTTTGTCATTGCCAAACCGACTAACGTCCAAACCCCACACGCTCTGCAACTCATCATCACCCTCAATATCACGATGTATAGCCGACTCAACTAGGTGAAACGGTATGATGGTGTCATCATCTGCCTGCGGAAACTCGCCCAAAACACGAATGCGAAACGCATTGCTGTCCTCACCATAACGCAGTTTCATCTCTTCAACAAACTCATCACTCACCAAAGGACTATCCACACACGACCAACGCCTCGTCCACCAGCTACCAGCCATGCGCGTTTGGCTTTCAAAAAACGTGCCGCTACTTCGCGTGGGGTTGCTCAACATAATCGTGGTCGCATTATGACCAGACATAGACCCAGCCGCAGCCTCAAATACCTGCTCTGGCACACCAGAGGCTTCATCTACAACCAACATAACATGCTCAGAGTGAACTCCAGCCAGCGCTTCTGGCGTCTCCGCACGACTTGTCCTAGCAGAAATAAACATCTCACTCGGCGCAGCCGTATGCTCAACACGGTCAGACTTGACGTTTAACACCTCCTTAAACGCATCTGGCAACTCGTTTATCCACCGCTTCATCTCAGCAAACAAAGCATCAAACAACTGGCTAGACGTAGGAGCAGTCACCACAACCTTATTCGGATAATGCATCAAAAAATACCACAGCATAGCCCAAGACGCCGCCGTAGACTTGCCCGTACCATGCCCAGAGCGAATACTAATCTTACGCTCACCAGACGCTATGGCTTCCAAAAACTCAGCCTGATAATCTAACGGCTCTACACCAAGCACTTCTCTCACAAACAATGTAGGGCTTTTAGCATAACGCTGGGTAAACTCTATCATCGTGTTCTGCGATAAATCATTCATGCTCAATAACCTTCATCTTACGCAGCGCATCTAAATGCAAATCACCAATGTTAATGTTGATCTGCTGCTGGTTGCGCCCGCCATACCGCTCTGGGTTCCAATTAGACGCCGCTAAATTGCGCTGACCAACAAGCATTTTGGTTAACCCAATATCAACCTGACTAACGTTAGCCTCACTCGCATCTCGCGTGCTGTTGCTGTCAAGCGCCTCAAAAATCTCGCGCTGGCGACGATCAGATACCTCATTCAGCAACTCAAAAGCTTCCTCAAAATGGGCGTCAGCAGCATCCCGTCTAGCGCTATCCACAGCAGCAGTTAACTCAGGGTCAGCAAGAATAAGATTACGCAAGGTTCCGCCATGGCAATCCATCTCCGCAGCAAGGGATTTGATCGACTTTCCATCAAGTATCCACTCTCGCAAAAACTCAGGGCCACCCCTCCGCGCAATCTCAGCCTTGCGCTGCTTTTGCAATGCCTTACCTGCCATGCCTAGTTCCTCATAAATTTTTCAGAATTTTAGCATGATATTCTGCAAAAGCAATATGGGGGGGGTATGGGACCACTGGGAGGAAAACTTTGCGTGTAAGGGAGAATACACAAAACTAGAACGTGGCCCCTCCTATTTGTATAACACAAAATTTTATGTGTGGGAATGTATAATAATAATAGGGGTAGGCTGGGGGTCAGACGGGGGGGATCTAAGCAAAAAACAGGCTAAAAACAACGAGCTATGCATATTCCGATAATAAATATTATGTTAAGTATTTAGCTTATGTTTTGCTAAGTGTTTGATATTGTTTAACTAATCTGGACTTTACAAAATTATGCTGCATTGCAAAAGCCATGCATTGAGCGAATACCACAACATGTTGTGTTTGCATGTGCAGCAAAAAGCTTGACTTTTGCGCTGCATTGCAGCACGCGTGCGCGTGCGTGCGCGACTGGTTTATCAATGCGTGATTTGTTCGTTTTTCTTTTTATTTCTCTCTAAATATTTCTTTACAATATCTTTGCAATATATTAGAGTGATTCGTATAAAGACAAACAAACGAGGATAAAATGAAATATAAATCTGGTCAATTAACAGATGGCAAGTACGCTGTATTCGCTGGCTCTAAGTATTTTACACGTACAGTTACAGACACCAAAGACAAAGCAGATAAACAAGCATTTATTGAGTCAATACGATGGCATCAGTGGCAAATAGATAAAATAATGAGAGAAATGGATAATTCAGGTCTTTTTGAATATGGAGAAAATCTACACGACTATTTAGCTTGATACATCGCTTAGAAGCGCAGCAATGCGCTTCCTTGCCATGCATCAAAGCATGAACAACCAAAACAAACGAGGATAAAATGACTGTTAATCCATGGGAAATAAAAGAATATAAAAAGCAAATTAAGCTACATAAATTGGAAGAACAATTACTTCAAATAAAAAATACAGAGATCAAAGACAGCATGACAAGTGCAGAAACCCATTACTATATGGAACGTGAAAAACTACTAAAAAAGCAAATAGCACAACTTAAAAACGAGGATTAGACAAAATGGCAACAGATTTAAAATCATCAACGCAAGGTGTAAGTCTTTGCCGCTTTTGGGGCGGCACAGAGCAAAAAATGCAAGTTACCATGCGTAGAGAAGACCCAGAGCTTACAGCCGCAGATAAATTTTTTAATTCAATACACTTAACACGAGATGAAGCTAAAACGCTTGCACTAGACTTGCTGCGCTTCTCTGAAGCTCAAGAAATAGAAGATATATAATTTAACAAAACAAACGAGGACAAAACAAAATGACAAACCTACTACAAATAGCACACGAAATAAAAAACACATGTGAAGCAAGTGACCCTGTAGAAATACGGGAAGCTGTAACGATGATTGCACCATGTAAAATGTCGCAAGGTGATGATGATGTGAGAGTGACACTTGACGGTTGCGAATGGCGCTTTATTCGAGAAGATACAATTGACAGCATCATGCAAGATGAATTGTCCAGCGATGAATATATTCTTGGCTGCTTTACTGACTGGTTTTTAGCTGATGTTTTAGACATTGATATTGATGTTATTCAGGCAATGCAAAAAGCTGAAGCTTTTGAAGCACTAGGTAAACTTGTAATAAGCACTGGTAAACTTGAAGAACTGCAAGAAAAGTATGTAAGCACCGACGGTTACGGTCATCATTTTGGAAATTATGACGGCTGCGAGTACGAGTTAAACAGCCAACCTTACTACGCTTTCAAGTTAGGTTAAGGGACATAGACAAAGGATAAAACAAAATGAAACATTATCTAAAAGAGTTAAAGCATGAAGCGCCAACAATAGCAGCTTTCTTATTCGCTGTCTTTCTTATCTTGAACGCGCCAGCACTTAGCAAATACTTTGCAGAATTTATGCTTAATATATTGTATTGATATTATCAGAATAATATGTTTATAATATTATATAACGAATCAAACGAGGACAAAACAAAATGACATTATCAGAAACTATAAATATCTCTTGGCATGTAGACGACATTCTTTTGAGGGCAAAAGAACAAGACTTAGATTTATCAAAAGAAAAAGCTTTAGAAGTTTTACATGATCTTAAAGACAATCACGACTCAACCATTGGCATTAATTGGGAAGTAATTGACGAACATTTATATCTAGCGACAAGATAGGACAAAACAAAATGACAAAACAAACTGTTAATAGAAATCTTTATGTTGTTATGCCTTGGTGGAACAACAAAGATCAAGACATAGAAGAGCTTATAGATAGTCGAGAATTTTGCTTTCACGACTTCGAGCAAGCAAAATCAAAATACATAGACGAATATTACGAGAAGCAATCGCGGTCAAATGACGTTCGCATACTTAAAATAAACGCAACTTATAATTTTGAAGACCTAAACATATGGGAGCAAGACAAGTGACAAACGATCTAGAAAACAACATCATTCAAGCGTTGCGCGACTACTCGCCGCTAATCGCTACAATCAAACTAACCAAGACCATGTTAGATAAGCACATCATAGACGCTAACCAATCAGTACGAAAGTTTAGCCGCCTATATGATGTAGATTATGACAAGATGACAAACGGCGATAAGGTAAGCATTAACGCTCAATATGAAGACGGCACGCCTTGCAAAGTTAACTTTTACCGCACTAAAGCGAGGTCTGACAGGCGCGTTTCAATTAGCGGTATCAAGAAGCAAGCTATTGCAGGTGATACCGTTGCAATAACTTTAATTAACAACAACACAATAATTATAAACGTTACTCGCAAGGTAAACGAACAATTAACAGCATAGGACAAAACAAAATGAAAAGTAAAAAAAGAGATATAATAAAATTTATTAGCTATGACAAGTGAATTAGAAAATCCCTTTAGTGTCACTAAAGCAACTGAATTCTCTGATGATGAAATCAATGAGTATTGGGTAAATTTTAATACAGAAGAAGATGTCTCTAGATCGG